TGTAAGAAGTCAGGAATAAAAGCGTCATATTTCATACCGTAGTTTGCTATACCTAGTGATGCATTAAATGCATTATTTTTTCTAGTATCAGCTAATGAATCCTTTTGTAGTTTTAATCCATAAAGACTACCTAAACTATTTACAACTCCTAATCCAGTCTCCCAGTTACTTGCTGTACCCATACCAAATAGACCTGACTCTGGATCATTTTTCCAACTAGTACCTGCATTAGTATTACCACCGAAACCTAGAGCTTTTGCCCAATCTCCGAATCCGCTCTGATCCATAGTGGTGTTCGGCTGCTGCCACTGATTTTCATATCCTGCAACTGCTGACCCGAGTGGTAATATCGGTATATCTGCTCCACTATTATTAATAAATTGATTCTTTTCTTCATCCCACTTAAATGCCATATTATTCTCCTATACAGTATATGTCTCTTGTAAGTCAAAACTATACCCTTGATTCATTATATAATCAAATTCATAGATATGTGTGCTCATTTCTATTGTTCCTAGAGCCGCCAGATAAAATGAGTCTGGGTACTCAGGAGCTATATATCCCTTTGTATCACTTTGCAATCCAGGGATCATATGATCACCTAAATTTAAAAATTCGTCTATGAATGCATATTGATCATCTATAACACCATAAGCTGTAGACTTTTCAAGTACAAAGTTCTGTCTTCTTCGTTCTTCGAATTCAAACTTATCGTTATACTTAATAGTTTCTAGTCCACTATAGAGATCTACTACTATAGTAGCAATACGTAATGAATCTGCTGTTGATAAGACATTACTAAAGTCGATTCCTTTACCTAATCCAAATTTAAACTGAAGGAATGCACCAAATACCGCAGCTAACTCAGGTGAGATATCTTTAGCTACTGCTTGAACAGCATAACTAATAAGTTGATTAGTTGCAAAGCTAGTTGCAAAGTTAATTATAGTACTAGACCACGCAATACTACTTGAAGTAACTACACCACCTACAAGTGTTTGAGAAGTTACAACTCCAAATGAATTAGTTACCAGGACTGTACCAGTAGTAGTTGTACCAGAAACTACTACTGTTTCTGTTACAGCTCCCCACGAAGAAGGATTCACATATCCGGTATATATCATTATAACTACAATAATCACAATCATTAAAAGTAGCTTAAGGAAACCTCCTCCATTAGATTCAATTACCTCATATCGTGCCATATAAGTAGATACATGAGCACTAGCTAACCACATAGAAGATAAACTATCTGCGGTTACATTAGGAACAGCTCCATAGAAGAATGGAAGCATTAAATCATCAGGATTTGCTAAATTAAATTTAACTAATTTAAATTTACCAGAGTCTGCATCTATTACATTTAACGCTGCAATAGGTGCTTTTACTTTATATTCATTTAATCCATTAGCTACAATTTCATAATAAGTAATCTCTTGCGAATGCGTTGTCTCTTCATTTACTGACAATACAATACGTAAACCACTATTACTTTCATATACTAAATCAGGTTTTAAAATTGTCTGTCCTGAATCTACACCAGCTGAATCATAAATAGTACCTGAGTAAGCTATACGTGTAGTTACCTGTAATTTACCTAATCCTTCTGTAGTAGGTGTCCCAGGAGCTTCTACACCACTACCACTTAAGAATGAACTTACTTCACTTGAATTATCTGCCTGATACTGTACTTTGTACATCAATTGAGAAGACGATGCATAATAAGGCTTAATCAATAGATTACTATCATCAAAATAACTAGTCTTAGAGTAGTAAATATTTGATAAATCACTATCCGCAATTACTGATGATAATGCGTGATGTGTAAAGTTAGTAAAAGCATATTTAAAAATATATTTATAATCATCATGAGTAATAATGATGTTGTTATAAGGTTTTTCTCCAGTGGCAGCTGTATAGTCAGCCTCTGTTATTGCATTAGATGTATGAAGTTTTTCAAATAAACGGAATAAGTATTGTAAGCCTCCTTGTGATGTATCAACCATGCGTACACCGAAGTTTACGTATATATGGTCAAGGTCACTCATAGAACCTTCATAGTCTTCAGTTATACCGTGTAGTATTCCTTCACCATCTAATTTAACCTTAGCTAATAAGTCAGTTATTTGGGTCTCATTCGCAGTACTAGTGTAATCAGTATTATTTAATCGAATAGGTATTGCAGGTAATGTTTTTAATTCAGTTGAACTGAGTGTTAAATTAGTTTCAGATTCATCAAGGTCAGGATAGGTACCTTCACCTACTTTATATTTAAAGAGTAGTCTACTAGTAGGAGCACTATCTAAATGATAATTAGCTATAACATGAGCTCCTACAGGTTTAGTAGGAACATTGTAGGCTAGTGTACTAGTCGCAGTATAGGTAAGTGTAATAGTAACTGCATCTGACATACCAACTTCATCACTAGCTGTTAGTAAAGGTGCCGAATAGCTAGTACTAGATGAAGTACTAGGTGGTGATGTACTAGTATTTGTATTGCTAGTAGTAATATAACTAGTAGGAATAGTATAGTCATCCGTTGATGTATTGTAGGTAGGTTGGGTATACCCAATATTGTATACCCCAATCATATACGTATCTAAGTCATAACTCTTATTCGTGTATAGCCACCATTCTATCCAAGTAGGAATTGTCAGTCTGCCTAGTATGGCATTATCAATACTTGTAGGGGTACTATGAATAACATTCAGAACATCGACTACTTCATCTTCATCTACATAGTTTAGAAAAGATTCTACTTCAGGAAATCCAGTGTAATAATTATCATCTTCAATATACTTAATAAACTGTTTTAACGACTTAGGTATAGAGTCTCCGAAGATAGCATTATAGAAAATAGCGCTATTTATATCTATATCATTATAAAGAGCAGAAGCAATCATCGTTTGCGATAGACCTTTATCTACTATAGAAGTACTGAATAAAGGTTGGTTGTATACTTCAAAGTATTCTACTACTTGATCTTCTGCATTAAAACCTAATAGAGAGGCGACAGCTTCTATTACAGCTTCAACAATATCTACTACAAGTTCTATGATTGCTGTTACGACCTCTACAATGAGATCGAGAATATCTTCAATTATATCTACTACAAAACTCATATCAGTTTCCTAGTGGTTTAGTTATGGATCTGCAGGCTTACCGTCACTAATCACTGTATTAATATTAAGAGTACCAGTAGCACCAAATGCAGTTACTGCAGTAGATGGTACACCTGCTGTATTCACATTCATGCCCCAAGCACGTAAGAGTGTATCTAAGTACTTCTGGTCAGCATTCCACTTAAAGCCTTTAGCTTGTTCTTCATATAACTCAGCTTGCTTACCTAAAATAGAACTAGCATTAGGTGCTACTTTAGTAGTTTGTTGTGTTTGGGCATATTCAGTAATCTCTTTCTGAGCAAGTAATATTTTCTCATTCGTTACTTTATCTTTTTGAGCATCTTTTAAATTACCATCTTTCGTTGATTGTGTATTACGTACAGTTGTAGTAGATACAAGATCTAGAGCTTTCTTAAGTTCAGTCGCACTTTGATTAATAATTAATAGTCTTTGCTGTACTGCATTACTTTCTGATGTAGTTTGTGCTGCACTTCTATTCGTAGTCTGATTAACAATATCAAGAGTTTTCTTTTCTTCAGTTAGTATCTGTTTAGTTAAAAGATCAGATTGCTTATCTGCTTGTTGCTTACCTAATATAAACTGCACAGAACCTTGTAAGGAACTCTGGATTGCTCCTAAATACACAGTAGCATAATCTTTACCTGTTATCCTACCCAGGTTAAATTGTGCTGATAAATGTGTATTCGCAGCCTCCATTAAGTCATCGAATATACCACTTCCAGTAACGGTATATTTACCATCCGTACTAGTAGTTAAACTACTAGCTTGGGTTATGTCTGCGTTACTGATTGCTGCCATATTATTATCCTACTGAACTTGTTGCTTTTTGTCTAATCGCTATTTTATCAATCTCACCTTGAGTTAATGCAGGTAATACCTCTACGTTATAAGCTTTAATCTTAACAGCTTCCATAGTATCTTGGCCATTACGTGTAACCTTCTTAAAGATTTGGCACTCAGCTGCAATAATATTTTCATACATCATACTAGTAATATGCCAACCTTCATCATTATTAAAAGGTACATATTTTTTAGCTTTTCTCTCATCGATAAGTTTACTACCGAATGAAAAGATTTCACCTGATGATTCAAGTTTTAGCGGGTCATTAGGTCGAACAATTACACGAATAAGTTTTTCTGCATCGTCTTGACGTAAACCCTCGAGTTCAACACCATTAAACTTAAAATCGTCCAATTCTTCCATAGTTATAACTGTACCTGTGTGATTAGGTTCTGCTTGTACTTCCATAGTAGTATCCTCATTACTGTTATTAATATTATTTAGTGCTTCCACTAGTTTTGTTCTTTTAGAATTAAAATGCATCTTTACACCGTGTTCGGCTAGCTTATCGCTTATTTCTTTTGATGTCATATTTTGTAAATTCATAATTAGTTCCTCCCGGGAATTATTAGTAAGTAGCCCGCACCGCACTTACGTGCTAACGGGCTACAAAAAGTTAGCTTATATTAAGCTTTCTTAGACCAAATTAGGCCAATACGCTCAGCGCGTAATGCCATAAAGCCATAGTACCACTTGATAGAGTAGAAACCTTTCTCACCATACGGATCGTTAAGGTCTGCAATCTCTTTACCTGGCTTCTTGTGAGTAGTAGTGAACTTCACAGTCTTACCATCAGTTTGGAAACCGATAGTAGTAAATGAACCATCACCTACAACAAGCATAGGGAAAAGATCTATCTTAGCTGCACCAGCACCAGCATCATACAACATCTCTGGAACTACAACGATGCGGAACTGGTCAACAGAACCAATCTCACCGTTAAGCACATTAGCAGCATCAGCATACTTCTCTACAGAAGTAAAACCTGAACCTACACCTGAACCAGAGATATCTGTCATCTTGCGAACTAATGGAATTAAGTCCGGGCCGATGTACATTACACGACCACCATTAACAGTCTTAGTATCTGTCATACGAGAACCAGCAATAACCTTAGTTTGCTTAGGACACTTAGCGTTGTCTAGAGCAATAGATAAAGTCATTAGATCATCATAGTCAGCTACAACTGAGGTAGTTAACTTAGTAGTCGCAGTACCAGTATACTGAATAGTTCCAGCATTATTAAGTAAGTCTACTTGTAGAGATGCTTCAGTTAACTCAGTAGCACCTACAACCATTTCTTCAGTGATGTGTGACATCAACTCTGAGTCTGAATCAAAGTCTAAAGACTCTTGAGTGTACTCAGTGAAAAAACCTTGCTTAACAATAGAACCAGTGATTTGCGTACGAGTCATGCCAACACGGTTTACACGTCCACCATTCTCAGACAAAGCAGGAAGCTTAGATGCAATAATACCGATGTCCTTAGCAGAACCATAAAGATTACCAGAGTTTTCTAAAGCAACTACTGCATCAGCATGAGCTAAAGCATTAGTTGAAGTGTCATAGTAACCTGCAGTAGTTGTAGTTGCAGCAGTCCAACCAGTACCAGCTGATCTTTTAGCACCATCTTTATCCCAAGATGACCACTTCTCTTTAAGAATGATTAAACCATCAGCATCTAAGCCTTGGTCATTAACATTCTTACTATCTAGTAAAGGCTGATAAACGTCTTGTTTAATAGTCTTACCGTGATGCTTAGGCATTGCACGTACATCAGCCAAAGGCAT